TCTGGTTCCAGACCTAGGGAGGGCAGGAGTTCATGCCATGGAGATGGATCCGATGTTTCGGCGACGAGATCGTCGCCGTTTATCAACATCGGGACCGGGCCCAGGGCATAGAGAGTTGCAAGTCTATTGTAAACGCACAGTAGTGGAAATGATAGGTAGGAACCCATCATCTGACCACGGCGAACAATAAACTGTTCCCTCTCAAACTGAACAACCGGACTGAGACTTGCAAGTGCAAGAGACCGGACATGTTCAGGAACTCCTGACGCGTTGCCGAGGACAACGCTGAGGATGGCGTGGGACACCTCGAGTGAAAGTCGGTTTGTAGCCGACTTGTAATCGCCGCTAAGGAGGCCTTCTCTAAAGGAGAAGCCTGCCCGCGCGAATGCACTCGAGGTGGGTGGCCCTTTCAGAAGCCAATTGCACTTCGCGATGTTATCGAACATCGCATCGTGCAACGGCCGAAGAAGGGCCATAGCCGGTGACTGGAGGGTGACACCGCGTTGTTTCCCCGCGGAAACAACGTCGGCGTATTTAAACGGTTCAAGGATGGGTCTTTCGGGACCCTCCAAGAATGTTAAATACTCGTCTCGAGTTAAATCGAGACGCATACCACCCTTCGACCTCGGCGTCCTCGCGGACGCTGAGGTCGACACCTGGGAACGAACGACGTGAGAATCCCATCGTCGTTCCCGGAGCCAACCCCGTGGAAACAACTCCGCAGTTTTCTCGACTACAAAGTCGAGAAACTTGCGTTCCACAGGTGCCACCGGCGTGCCTTGCTCACGCTTGAACTCTCTGAAGCGTTTTCCCGTCGAATCCGTGCATTTTGGACACGGATCGGGAAAACCCCGCTTCACGAGAGCGATAGCCATGCGCAATCCCGCCCTCTCTCTCCTCCCCCCCTCGCACCGTGCGAATTGATTTCGCACGGTCCACTTCTGGATGGCGTTCTCGGCAGATCGCCGTGATTTCCCGCAGAAACTTATCCGCGGGAGCTTCACGTTGTAGGCTTGTTGTAAAGCCTCGCGAATCTGCCAGAATCGCCTCCTCAACTTGCTCCCACACTGGTGTCCCGGAGTT